TCAAAACACAAGTCATTGGCATGACTACACCTGAGACAGAACAACAAGCATCTCGCGTACAAGAGTTCATGAACTATCAGCTCATGCAAGTCATGCGTGAGTACGACTCTGAGACAGATCAGATGTTGTTCTATCTACCATTAAGTGGTTCAGCATTTAGAAAAGTATATTACGATCAAAACTTAGGCAGAGCAGTTTCTAAGTTCATTCCAAGTGAAGACTTAATTGTTCCTTACGGAGCAACTGACTTACACAGCGCGACTCGTATCACTCATGTGATTAACATGTCGATGAATGAAATACGCAAGCTGCAACAAATCGGTTTTTATCGTGATGTAGATTTAGATTATGGCAACGTCACTCCAAATGAGATGGACGAAATCCAAGAAGAGATTGATAGCATTCAAGGCGTTGAGCCTGGCTATGACAACAATGACATGTGTCAAGTATACGAGTCACACGTTGAGCTAGACATCGAAGGCTTTGAAGATATGAATGCTGAAGGCGAAGAGACAGGCATTAAGTTGCCTTACATCGTCACCATTGCTAATGGCAAAGTGTTATCTATTCGAAGAAACTACAAAGAAGATGATCAGCTCAAACAGCGCATCAATTACTTTGTGCATTACAAATTCTTGCCAGGCCTAGGATTCTATGGCTTTGGTTTAACTCATATGATCGGAGGCTTATCTAAAGCCTCAACCTCAATTCTACGTCAACTTATTGACGCTGGTACATTAAGCAATTTACCAGCTGGCTTTAAGGCTCGTGGAATTCGTATTCGCAATGACGATCAACCCTTACAGCCTGGTGAGTTCAGAGACATGGACGCACCTGGTGGTAGTTTGCGAGACGCTTTTGTACCGTTACCTTTTAAGGAGCCAAGTCAAACCCTTCTCTCTCTCCTAGGGATCTTGGTCGACAGTGGGAGGCGTTTCGCATCTATCGCAGATACTCAAATTGGTGATGGCAACCAAAATGCGCCAGTCGGTACAACAGTTGCTCTACTAGAACGTGGCACACGAGTTATGTCTGCAATCCACAAAAGATTGCACGCATCTCAAAGGATTGAATTTGAAATACTTGCAAAAGTATTCTCTGAATATCTGCCACCGTCTTATCCTTATAACACCGCTAATGGCAATCAAACCATTAAGGCTTTGGACTTTGATCAACGTGTAGACGTTTTACCAATCTCAGATCCGAACACTTTCTCTATGAGTCAGCGAGTGATGCTCGCCCAAGAACTCTTGAGAACTGTTCAGAGCAATCCTGAGATTCATGGACCTAATGGTATATACGAAGCTTACAGACGCATGTACTCAGCCATGGGAGTTCAAGACGTTGAAAAACTATTGCCTCCTCCTCCTCAGCCACAACCTATGGATCCAGCGAGTGAGAACGCAGGCCTAATTACAGGGATGCCACAACAAGCATTTATGGGACAAGACCATGATGCACACATTAATTCACACATGTCTTTGTATGGCACCATTACTGCTCAATCAAACCCAGCAGTTTTATCTCTCATCCAAGCACATATTTATCAGCATGTATCTTTTAGAGCAGCTGAGATAGTGGATCAACAAAACGCACAGAACCCTGAGTTCCAAATGATGATGCAACAAATACAACAGTTGCCACCAGAAGTCTCTATGGGTTACCAACAACAATTACAAGACTCTGTGGCCCGTGACGTATCAGCAGTGGTTTCTCAGTTGACCGAACAAGTTAATCAAATGTTTATGCCACAACCTCCAATGCCAGATCCATTGGTAGAGCTAAGAGGCAAAGAGCTAGACATTAAAGCAGACGATGTACAACGCAAGCGCGAAGAGTTTGCTCAACGTCAACAGTTTGATGCAATGAAGTCTATGCAAAATAATCAGCTGGCAGAACAGCGGTTACAAATTCAAAAAGAAATTGCTATGATGAAAGACAACATTGCTCGTGAAAGAATCGATCAATCAGCACAATTTAAAAGAATGGATATCATGCGAGGTAACAGATGAGTTCAGTAAGACAAAAAATGACAGCAGTAAATAAAGCTGCAATGAAATTAGAAGAGGAAAAAAACAATGGCAATCAACCGATCATCCATGCGAATGCAGATATCGACATCGACAAAATCGCCAAGGAAGTTGACAAAGAGGCTAACGAAGTCCTTGCGAAAGCAACCAAAGAAGTTAAGTCCAAAGCTAAAAAATCTAAAGCTGTCCTTAAGATTAAGACCAAGGTAGATAAGAAAAAATAATGCCTTTAAAAAAAGGTAGCAGTAGAAAGACAATTTCTGCTAACATAAGTGAATTAACACGCAGCGGTAAGAAACCAAAAACTGCCATTGCGATTGCTCTACAAGAAGCAAGAAAAAATAAAGGTAAAAAAAATGGAAAAAGTAAAAGGCGCTAAACCAAGCGTAAGCATTAAAGATCAAGGAACTGTTAAGTATGCGACACCTGAAAAGGTTGCAAATCCCGGCGCTCCTAAGCCTTATGGCGCTGGTAAATCTCGTGGCGGCGGAGCTGCTTTAAGAGGCACTAAGTTTAGCGGTATTTCCTAATGGCAATTGGTGACGCTCTAACTGCACCCACAGGTGTGCAAAACCAAATGGTTGGCCAACCTTCTAGGGTTCCCGGCTATGATCAAGGTTATGCTCAAGCACCTGGTATGCCTAGACCCACACAACCCAATCCTATGGGAAGACCTACAGCAGTTGTAGGTGGCCCAGCTTACTTTACTCCTGATGGCTACAATGCCCCACCACAACCGACGCAAGCTTTCATGCCAACTGACAGAGCGCCAGATCCAATTGGCGATCAGTTCATGAGACAAATGCAAAGCCCTATGGGTCAGCAGTACCAACAACAATACGAAGCTACTCAAGCTCCAATAAGAGAAGCTGAGATGGCACAGCGAGCTGAAGAGCAAGCAGCTCAAGATGCAAGATTCCAAGAAATGATGGATCGCATTGCAGAGCTTGAAGGTCAAGTGCCTGGCCCTGCAGAACCAACTGCTCCAATGCCCGGTGATGTAGATCCATACGTACCAGGCGGTCCTTTTCCGGGGATACCAGATTTTATAAGAGACTTAGATTTCAGCAATCTTCCTGACTTCTCAAACATTGATTACGATGACATCATGAATCAATATAGAGACAGAATGGAAATGGGTGAACCAGAGCCAATTGAAAGTTTCTTGCCTGATCCTAGAGATCTTCCTCCAATGGGGCCTATGCCTGTGGACGAACCAAGATTCACAACTATGCCAGTACCAGATGGACCTCGTGGTCCGGGAATGAGCATAGGCGATATGTTAGAAGGCAGAGTAACAAGGATGCCAGTTGGAGATCCAATAAAAGCACCTGTAATGCCTGAACCTAATTCATTTTTCCCGGGCGCAATACCTGATTTTTCAAACATAGATTTTTCAAACTTACCAAAAGCTGGCGGAAGGCCAGGCATGGATTTTTCAGACTTAGGAAATTTTAATTTAAGATAAAATAACACAGGCAGGAGAGAGCCATGGACAGCGTAAAACTTGCAGAGTATTTTTTTAAAACTTTGCGCAAAAGAGAACAGGATTTAGTTGACAGTCTTTCAGCAGGGAATGTACAATCCATGGAAGATTACAAATATCATATGGGTGCGTTATCGGCGTTTCGTTCACTCACAGATGATTTAAAAGAAACGCTGCATATGGGTGATATCGATGAATGAAAAAGTCGCAGAAAAAGTAAAAGAGAAAGAGGAAACCAAAACTAACTTAGATAAAGCTTTTGTAAAAGAAGAGGCAAGAGTTTTAGATCCTACCTTGTTAGAAAAATCACTACTAGACAGAATGCCTATTCCAAGCGGATGGCGTTTATTGGTCTTGCCATACCGTGGTAAAGGTGTAACCGAAGGTGGTATTCAACTTGTTAAAGAAACCATGGACAAAGAATCTTTGTCTACAGTGGTTGCTTACGTTCTAAAGGTTGGACCTTTAGCTTATAAAGAAACAGAAAAGTATGGGAATAAACCCTGGTGCAAAGAAAAGGACTGGGTGTTAATTGGCAGATATGCTGGTTCCCGTTTTAGATTAGGAGACGATCATGAGGTTAGAATCATTAATGATGATGACATCATTGGTACTATCTTAGATCCCGATGACATTAAATCTTTATAAGAGAGGTAAAGCATGACAAGTGAAGCAGAGAATTTAGATATAGAAATTACAGAAGAGAAAATTCAAAAGGCAGCAGTGCCTGAAAAAAGACGGGTTGAAGAGCAAACAAGCGAAGAATCTGTTGAAATATCTCTAGACGATGGAGCAGAAGATATTGTTCCTGTTACTGAAGACGAAGTCCAAGAAGACTTTAGTGTTTCTCCAAAAGTTGAAGAGCAATCCAAGGATTTATCTGAAGTAGAAAAGAGAGCATCTTTAGCACAAAACAGAATCAATAAAGCAGTGGCTCAAGCCAAAGAGTTTCAAAGAAGAGAACTCATGGCAGTTCAATATGCTAAAGATCTTAAAGATCAAAACGAGCAATTAAAGCAACAACAAAAGTCTTTTTCACACAGCTACAGTGACGAGTTCACTAATCGTGTTGAATCACAAATGTCGTTAGCAAAGCAAGCTTTAAAGCAAGCCACAGAAGCTGGAGACTCTGATGCAATAGCATCAGCGACTGAAGCCTTAACTATGGCCACAACTGACAAGGCTAGATTACAACAATACACTCAAGCTCAAAAACAATACGAAGAGCAAGAAGCAGCGTATCAAGCTAATCAACAAAATCAACAACAATATCAAGCTCCACAACAGTATGCTC